TACCTTTTTCGAGAAAGTGTACGGATTATTGAACTTGTCTGTAAATTCAGTTGTTGATGATGATGCATAATACAACTTACCAGAGGGATTGGTCTCGCGCATGTACTCGAGAATAGCAATCGTACTCTGGTAATTATTTAGCAATGTTTCTTCTGGGTAATCGAACGACATAGAAATTCTAGCATTGTTAGCCAGATGATAAATTACGTCATACGTTTTAGTTGCTTCTTTGCAGTAGGTAACAACATCAGTAATGTAATACCTTACGTTCTCATTATCTACTTTCCATCTAGCGTCACCTGTAGAAAGATTGTCTACAACATCAACTGAATGATCTCGCATCAACCTTTCCACAAGGAAACTACCAACGAACCCTAGTCCACCAGTAACAAGAATACGCATCAGCTGTTCTCTGGAACAGGATCTTCCATTGAAGGAGCTTGTCGTTCAATGTATGCAGTATTGTAACGCTGGAACTTAAATGCGTTAGTCGCAACTTCGATAGCCTTCTGAGGATCGAATGGCTTGCAAGAGAAAACATCAAGATACATAGTATCGTTTTCCTCAACAAAATGAGCTGTGATATTACTAGTTTCAATTAGCTGAACGAGCGTATATCCCGCCTTGTTACCACTACCAAAATTTACAACCTGTGGTTCACCATAAGGAACCATGTCGATATCTCGCACCAATTGCTTGGCGAAAGCTGAAATGTTTTCTGCGCTAGTAATTGCTTCGTGATCGCAACCTGCGCAGTCCAAAATAAGATGATAACCCCAGTATGCCATAGTAATCTCCTTAGCCCCCGACAAGATCGGGCTTGTCATAGTTAATTTTGTTGATGAAATGGAGCTTTTGCTCTTCGGTCCAATCTCTGAGATAATTATTATCCTCATTGAACATACGAAGATACTCTTCCTTACTTATCTCTCTATGAGAAATGAATATAGGACTAGGAAGAAGATGCTCTTGAGAGAATTCTTTGAACTCCATCTCTTCGTAGTTACAAACAATCTCATCAAGAGCATGATCAATATCGTCTTCAACTTCTACACAGTAACGAATACGAAACTGCGAGAGACAGTCAACCATAACAAGCTTTTTCATTTCAGTAGTTCTCGTGCATAGATTCTAGATAAGTTACGGATTCGATACGGAAAGAGCGCCACCCACCATTATCTAAATCCCAAACAGCAAGAGTAGCCAAATTTTCTGGCTTACGATGTTCTTGAAGAAGATAGTTGGTGTCTGTATTTTGCGGGAGATGATGAGGCATCAAAGTACAACGCATTACACGTTGCTCTCCATTAACCTTAGTGAATGTCACCTTAATCACCTGATCCTGAAGATCCTTCAGGAGAGTATCACGATCATATAGCATTTTATATCCTTCACTCGTTCAATAGTTTAGCTGTGGTAGTTGTTTGTTCTGCAAGCATACTTTTTAGTTGCGTAAATCCGCCGATATTAAATCCATCTACAACTACAACTGGATACATAGTAGCAGAAGGGAACATCTCGAGAAGGTTATCTCGAGTGTAATCATCGTTAAGCTTAAGTTCGTTAAATTGAATATTCTTCGAAGCTAGAAGAACCTTAGCTTGACTGCAATAGAAACAGTCGTGTTTTGTATATAGTGTAACTTTCATCCTAGAATTCTTTCCCAATAGAGTTGGATATCGTATACATTTAAAGGATCGAAATCTAGTTCCATCATATCCTTCATAACGAGTAGTTCAAGTTCACTGTACATTTTAATCCTCATTGTTATCATTATACCTGATATTTTTACGTTCGTCAACTACCAATGTCGTATGACACCTGCTATAATTACAATATTTGTAATCAAATAACAAAAGACGATAGTTGTTCTAATCAAAGCAATTTTATCAGCTTCCTTATCGTCTTTTCCATATTTATCACCAAGAGCTTTAGCCCATAATCTCCACATAAATTATGCTACCTTACGGTATCCAAGCACTGCATTGACAGGAAACCATCCTGTAGAAACAGCTTTCTGTGTGTTTCCACCAAATACCTTTACATACTTGACACCATCAACTTCTTCAAAACCTTCGAAGAAACCAACGTGACCAGTAGCGTTACTACGACCACGTTTTGTAATTACAATGTCACCAATTTCAGGATCTTTTGTTTTGTGATTGAGAGTAAGGAAACTACGAGCTGTCAAGCTACCAGTGGTTTCATATCCTTGTCGATTGAGGATAGCATTTGCGAATGCAGCGCACCATGGAATTCTTGCTGGATCTACAGGAATATTATTGTTACCTTGAGCAAGTAAAGCTTTTAACTCTTGACGATTACCAGTAGCAGTTTTACCTTCCCAACGCTTGGCTTCCATATATGGACCAGAATCTCTATCGCAAACTGTGAAGAAACCAGTACACTCTTTTTCTTTCTTTGCTGTTTGTTTTACTGGTTGAGCTTTGGCTATTTGTTTTTTACGAATTTGATCTCTTTCGTATTCCCTTGCCCAATAGGAACCAGCGTTTTCCTCAGACATCGGCGCTGCAAAAGATGTATACGTTGGTGAAGCGCAACCGAACAATCCGCAATCTCTCAAAAACGCATTAAGCTTATCTTCGACTTTTACAGCTTTTTTTTGCTTTTTAACTTTTTTCTTTTTAACAGGTTTCTTAATTGTTTGTTCAGTAGTTTGTTTATTAACTGGCTCTGCATAAGCAACACTAGTAAAAATAAATGGTACAGCTAACAAAGCAGCTAGAATAATCTTTCGCATTGTTTTTCCTTAATTTGATTTACCAGCTTCTATTTAGTTAGAAATGGTGCGCGAGGAGGGACTCGAACCCCCGATCTGGCCGTTATGAGCGGTCGGCTTTAGCCACTAAGCTACTCGCGCTTATTGTTAAGCAATAATTCTTCCAGGATGAATCGCCAATAACTCTGTTCCTGCATGTATTTTTCTATAATTAGTACGTTCTGGTAATTGAACTTCTTTCAAAATTTGCGTTTTGAAATCAGGTGGTGTTATCGTTTTATTTACATAATGCTCAGTGTTTTTTTCATAATACAATCGTTCTAAAATATCTCGTTTGCCCCAAACTGGGTCTCCACCATTACTGATTAAAACCCAATCAGATTTACCAACAGCTAAACTTATTTCATCAGCAGTGATTATTGACTTGACGGACATTAGCCTATTTGCTGCAATAACAGCAGGAGCAGCTATAAGCCCGCCAAGGAATAATCTTCGAGATGGCATAATGATACTACTCATGCAAGGATCTCCTTCAATCTATCAGCAGCGTATGAAGCAGCGAATGCTTCAGGCTTAACCTTCGGCGCAAACCCACACATACCTCTTATATAGCCAGTTGCCTGTTGAATGACACAAGAAGATCCATGCATTTCGTCAGGATTAATGTCAAGATGAACTTCACAGTGACGGTCGCCGATGTGTTCGAACAAATCGATATACATGGCCGAAGCCTTGTATACTTCGTTCATCAGGCGGTACGCTGGGCGATCATGCTTTTTGTCATAATCTCGCTCAGTAGTGACTTGCCCGAATACCTTACATCCACGTGAGCCATCAATATGAACCACGATAGCAACTGTGTAGTCAGCATACCAGAGGTTATCGCGACCACGATACCGCTCGCTATCGGCTCCAATGTAAATATTGGATGAATCTGAAGTGCGACTGATAAATTCTTTAACTTCATCGAGGTTGAACTCTCTTGACATATTTCACCTTTTTACCATTTCAAATCACCACTATCTCGTGGTCTTTGAATTATAGGGTTGTTTGTTTCTACTTTTTTAGAAAAGAAAGAAGTGCACCATGGCCATTTATTTACAGCTCCCATTCCATGAAAATCTAATCTACCAAATCCTTGGTCTATCAAGTATTGCTGTAAAGAATTATACTGCCATCTATCAGAATTGTCAAGAACAATATATCCTTGATCTGATATCATATGAGCAGCAATATATCCACTCAAACTTCTGGCCATTCCATCTACAATAATTAGATCGTAATAACCCTTATCCCATTTGGTCAATTGACTTGCATAATTTCTAAATTCTAAATTTAATAAACCATGCTCTATATTATGCGATCTATCAGGATGAACTGGTAATTCGAAATTTTCGCTTTTGAAATTTTCAATCAGTTCAATACCAGATTTTAGAGGCGTTTCATTTTCTCCACAAAACGAAATATTCGCTTTTGGAATCGAGCTAAGAACATGGTTAACCCATGAATAATTATGATCAACAGAATAACATTCATCAACATTGTTGTTGAAAAACAATGTACTGTTGCCAGCTCCATATTCAAAAACTTTTGTTTCTCTTTTTAATATTTCTTGAAGATAAGAGATAGCAGAAAAAGTAAACCATGGATATGGCAATAAATTATTTGACATGTTTCGCCTGTTTTTGGAGCGGGGTACGAGACTCGAACTCGTTTCTCTAGCTTGGAAGGCTAGGGCACAACCCATATACCAACCCCGCAATTTATATTACTTCTTGCCGCTCTTCTTACCCTTCAAGCGACGTGCTTTACGCTTGGCTGAACCAACCTTACGACGACCCTTACGGGGACGATTCTTATGAGGATGAGGCATTAATCTTCTCCAAAGTTCATTGTTAAAATAATTCTCTTCGCTTTTTCTGATCCAAGTCTCTGAACCAAAATATCTTTACCAGTAGTAACCATTAAAGAACCTAACATAACTAAATCACTTGCATCGTCAGTCATTAGTATCTGTCGTTCTATAGGACGAAATAGATCTCTCATTCTCTTACGCCTGTAAGCAGGACTTTCGCGATCTATTTCTGTCATATTTTCCTCGAAATTTTGGTGCCCCAGGTCGGACTCGAACCGACACTGTGGGGATTTTAAGTCCCCTGACTCTGCCATTGGCCTACTGGGGCAATGTTTATATAATAGCCTATTTATTAAGAAAAGTCAAGTGCGATTTTCTAATTCGGCAAGAAATCCATGAATTATAATATTCATCAGATTCTAGCACATTTCGCACAAATTGTTCTTTTGCTTCGAAATAGGAGGCTTCTCCCTTTGACTTGCATAGCCTTATTATTTCTCTTCTAAAAGCTTTTTCACCGAATTTTTCAACTTCAGCTTTGAGCTCTTCAGAAGAACCGTAATAATCTTTCCAGTCAGATTCTACTTTGAAACGTTTCTTTTTACCCTTTACCTGCTTCGTTTTCGAGAAGGTAAATCCTTTCTTGCCGATGTATTTTCTATCGTTAACAAGATTGGTAATTAGGTAGACGAACGACATCCAACTTTCTCTATCTTCAAATACAATTCCATTATAAGTCCACATAGGGAGTCCTCCTCCCTATATTTATTACTCGTCGAATACGTCTTCTTCTTCGTCCCATCCATCTGACTGATGTGGTATAAATTCACCACAGAAAGGACAGTAGTCAACTCTTTCTGTTGTATCATATAAAACATCAAAAGATGTTAGGCATTCTTCGCAGGTAATTTCGTAATTGTTCATGTTGCTGTTCCTGTATTTGAGGTACAAGTTACCCTTGTAGGGCATTGTGGATTATTGCACACATATGACATTGCCTTATTTATATCACCACCTATGCCACACACTCCACAGGCTTGATAAACTACTGTGTTTGGTGGCCAAGGATTAGTTGTACGTGGAACTGGATTCACTGGGTGATCTCTTGGCCACTGAAGATCCATTGTTTTTGCTGGCTTAGTCGTGTCAGGAACGTAAGTGTTATCTTTATGAAACTCTTGCTTTGCTGCTTCCCATCCAGCTTTGAAACCAAGTTCATAAGGAGATGGTGGAGCAAAATCTTTCATAAACTCAGCGCAACGCTTCATCAGGTCTTCGTATTTTTCTTTATATCCATCTGTCATGATTTTTCTCCACCCAAAATTCAGGTCGCTCTTGACCCATAGCTTTTTCTACAGCACGCCACCCTTCATTGATTACTTTAGGTTGTTTCTCTAACCAAATCAACCAATTATTATAATTCCAATCACCGTTTGGTCCTAGACCATTTTCTACATTTCTTTTTTGCTGTTCGTCAGTAATCATAATGAGAACCCCTTAAACGTATCACCATTGACATCTTTCTTGACACCACCATTTACATAGCTGGTGATCTCAGTTTCCTGTGGAGCTACCTGAACCTCCGAACCAGAAATCCACTTCTGCGTCCAAGGTAATGGGTTGCTACCACCTTTGTACTTAGTTGGTAGTCCAACAGCGGTCATTCGCTTGTTGGCGATCCACTCGATGTACTCGCTAAGTAGGACTTCGTTGAGACCAACCATCGACCCGTCTTTGAATAGATAACTTGCCCATGCTTTCTCTTGCTCAACAGCGCCCACAAATAACTTGACGCATTCATCTTTTGTTTCTTCTGCAATTCTAGCGAAGTCTTCATCTTCTTTCGGTAGCGCCTTGAGTAGCTGTTGTGTCCCAGCGAGATGCAGGTTTTCGTCACGAGCGATAAACTTAATGATTTTCGCATTACCTTCCATCCTTTTGACCTCCGCAAATGCCCATGAGCATGCAAAAGATACATAGAATCTAACCCCTTCAAGAACATTAACGGACATTAGTGCAAGCCAGAG